TGGAAGAGCTGCATTCTTTAAACTACCTTTCTCTATACCCACTCTCGTAGGTTCATACTCCTGTACTACTTTAAATATCTGTTCACAAGTTTCTTTAATATCCCATCTACCATGTTTGATCTCAGCAACCCACCAGCCGTCACTATGGACTTTAACCACAGCGATAGCTGTTTCATCCAGCTTGCTATTCTTATTACCTGACTCTTTGTCCACTTTAATGAAACCAGCCAAGTCCACTGCAATGAAGTAATTACCATTGTCAGGCTCCTCATTCTCTATATGTATCCAATCTTCCTTGAATACATCTCTGGAAGCTGCCTCAAATGAAGCCAAAAATTCTTGTCTGAAAGCGAATGAACTCATAGAGTTCTTAGCCGCTTCAATTTCACTAGCAGGTATTAACGGATTATCATAAGACGAGTAGTGGAATGACTTCCAATCCTTGTCTTTACCCATGTCTGCATACTTAAATAGCTCGTAGAAATGGTTCCGTCCCTTAGGTGTCCCTATGAAGAGAGCCTCTCCCTGTACATCAGCTAATGCTGGTCGTAAGATTTGTTCCCACACGTTAGGTTTAATATCAGCATACTCATCGATAACCACGTAAGCAAGTCCTACACCACGAAGTGTATCAGGTCTATCTGCTCCTTTAAGGTATATCTTTCTTCCATTAACCAGAGTTAACACTGACGTGTTCTCATGTGCAGAAGCTATAACCTCATGCCCTAACTCTTTTAGTACACCCCACATAATATCCCGTGCTTGCTGGTATGTAGGTGCTACGTAAAAGACATCCTTAGATTTAGATTGTAGTCCCTCAATAAGGAGGAGCCAAGCTGCTAGTCTGGATTTACCAAACCTACGTCCTGCTGCTACTATCTTAAATCGTGTATCATCATCAAAAACCTCACGTTGTTTCTCGTGAAGTTTCACGTTTAAATTTGTCATTTAATGTATTTTTCAGCTTCTTTAAGTCTTTTTACTGCATGAGGTATACCAGGTTTTTCCCAGATCTTCATAAAGTCCTTAGTAATCTTTTTATAATCTCCAGACTTAAAGGAATCTCTTAGTTTTTTAGCATTACCTTTACCTATTAGATCCTGACTGTCACCATATATAGTATCATACATGAAGTCTATTTGTGTTGTCGCTTGATCTTCTAAACTATTTTCTTTTAACCAGTCATTATAGTGAGGACGCAGGAAATCTAACTGGAACAAACCATAACCATTTCCATCATTCTTTTGCTTTTGAGTAAAGTCAAAAGAATCATCTGTCTCTACAGAGATATTACCCATGATACCTGCTACAGCTTCTTTACTCAATCCTTTAGAAGCTAAGTGGTTTTGTGTCTGTTGAATATATTCTTCTTGTACACCTGTTAGTTTATTATATTTTCTTTTTAAGAAGTCTGCACCATCATCTAGTATACCTGCTTCTGCACTTTGTACAGGATTAAGTTTACTTCCTAAGTTTACCAGATTATCTATACTCATATAATCAGGATCTTCTGGAAAGTATTGTTCTTCTAGTCTGTCCCTGAAAGGAGCTTCCTGCGATATATTAGGTTCATTATTTAGGTCTAAAGGAATGGTTTCTGCTTGATAGTCTTGATTCATACTAGGAAAGTACGAGTTCATGCTTGCTTGATTGTCATTAAATGGAGTATTACCATAGCCTGTAACACCAGAGTCTAGCTTCATAGACCTAGCCAGAGCATTAGCATCATCTTTAGATAGTGTAGTTACTGCTTCAAAGGTGTCTGCCTGATTATACCCAGGACTAAATAAGTTCTGTGCTTTCTTAAAAGCATCACTCGACCAGTTATTCTTCGCCATCTATCGTCTCCATTTCGATTACGTTCTCTTCATTAATCTTAGTTGTATCTACACCACTAATATGTATCTGTATCTGATTACCACTGGTTTTCATCTTCTGTATATAATCAGAAGGAAGTATTCTGTCCATAACAATCTTTAAACAAGCCATCTGATCATCATCACCATCTGTAAGAGCCTTATCCAGGATCTTATCTACTACTCGTTTACCTTTACTGTTTAACATACCAGCTAATACTTCTTGATGACGAGCTTTCTTACTTACAGGAAGAATAGCTTCACTCTTTCTCTTCTTAATCTTAGGAGTCTTACGTTTAATCAAAGGCAACCCTTGGGATGCTCTTATCTCATTCGTTTCATCAATAGTTCTTCTACCTCTTCTAGCCAAATTATTCCCCTTAAAAGGATAATTACTAACATTAATAATTATTACTATTAATTAGGCGTTTCTCCCCAAAGAGAAACGACTACATAATTAATAATTAATACTAAAACTTATTAAAAACTACTTAACTCTTTATTATGGTAATATTATATCATACTTTTAGTTCAAAGTCAAGACCTTTCTTGTAAATAATCAATCTTTCTTTCAATAACCACCATTTTAGCTCTTATATCAATATTGTGGTTCTATTATACTACAGCAATAATAATTAATAGTACCCCCCCTATCAATAATTAATGATAATAACCTATAGACTAGAAGAATAACTATGATGTGGTACACATAACAACTAATCAATCATTGTGTGTACATAGAAGGAATAATCCTAAACTATTGATAGTAATAATAATTAATCAATTAATTAATATACGAAAAGATTATATAAATAATAATAAATATAATAAATAATTATATACAATTAATATCTTATTAACCTAGATTGTGTAGTTAAGATTAAACTATACAATGAGTACATAAACCTAGACCTTCGGTGACTATTGCATAGAGCTTAGTCTTCGAGTGCTGCATAGTGACCACACACAGACTTCGCAGATACGATGCTCTCCATTCACGACACTCTGGTGAGTGCCGATGGAGCCTGCATCCCATATATAGCATAAGTCGAGAACCTGTATAATCACTTTTACATATCATATAAAACAATGATAAATAAAACTAATTAGACAGAACCTCTTGGTTATGCTAAAAAGGAAATGTCTGTGTATATAAGCACAGATTAATAAGGTTAAATAGATTGACCTTAACAAACAATCTATACATTACGGAGATATACAATCATGAGTAAAATTAAAACAGCAGTACAAACATTAGTAACTAACTTCTCAGACGATAACCTAACAAGCTATCAGAAAGAGAATGACTACTTGAATAGAACATCAAGAGCGATACTCTGCTCCTCAATGTGCTACTCATTAAACAGTCAGTTAAAGTACCTTAACGATTCATTACTTCAAATTCAATCTGATTTAAAAGAAGCAGTTACCTCATCAAATGTATCTGATACACACGATGCTTACATTCAATCCAAGCTTGACCAGATTGACATGACTGAAATAACTGTTGATCAGTTAGAAGAATGTTTCGAGGCTGTAAAGGCTGAGTTCAAGACAACTGCTCAAGAAGAATGGAAACAAGTTACGAAAGGCGATAAAGAAAAAGAATTACTTAATCGCAAAGTATCAGGTGCTAGAGTATCAGCACTTCAAAAGCTTCAAGCTTCAGGCATAGAGTTAGATGAACAATCAATTAAAATTCTAAACTCAATAGCTTAACAAGTATTAGGATAGAGAGAGGATTAATTTCCTCTCTTTATTTTTTTTTCTCATAAAAGCTTTATCATAACGATAACCCATGTTATGATTATATAAAACAAACAACTTCAATGCACAAGTAAAGTATGATCAAGGTTGGAAGGTTAAACCCATCGGTCGGTCATAAGGGGCATTTTAAAACAAGGAGAAAATCATGGCAACTGACATTACATTAACTAAATTAAACTTTGATGATCTACAAATGGTATATGCTTATCACTTCTATAAAGTGTATGACAAGTATCCTGTTGCAGGTCCTATAGTTACTAAGCCTACACTTGTGGCACAGATCGAATTACTTCAGAAGATTCAAAGGAGATTCAAATGAAAAAGTTTATTATTCATTGTACAGAAACTGTTAAGTATGAGATAGCTATAGAAGCAGAGACTGCTAATCATGCTAAAGAACTGTTACATTCTAGAGCAAGTTATGCTGAAGATACAGAGGGTAGCGAAGTTAATGCTGATTTTATTATTGATAAAATAGAGGAGATGAACTAATGGGTAACTATAGCTATTGGGAATTTCAAACAAAAGAATTAGGAGATACTAAATATACTACTGTGTATGTAGCATATGAAATAGATGATGAAAATGGTATACGTTTTCCTGTTATCTATGAAGACCTTGCTTATTATTTAGATGATAATAGTATAGCAATAGACTATGAATTATCACCACGTGAACGTGAACTTGTGTATAATGAAATAATACAAGAGATGCAATCAGATCCAAGAGACGAACCAGGTTATTATTACTAGGAGAATATTATGTATGTAGTACAAACTTATACAATGTGTGATGGTTGGATTAACGTTTGGACACTTAACACTCTACCTGAAGTTTTTGATTCCTTTGGAGAAGCAGTGGACGCATTAGATGATCACCTATTAGACTTAGATGATAATCAAATAGACTATGATAGAGGAGACTATCGTATACATTTTAAGGAGAATCAAGATGCCATTGTTTAGAGTAGCAGGTAATGAAATTGTAGAGTACGAACAAGATATTGAAGCAGACACAGAAGAACAAGCACATGATATATTTAATAAAAACTTTAATGATTTTGTCCCAGTAAATTCACATAGCTGGATATGGCATGATACTCAGGAGATAACAGATGAACAGTAAAGACATAGCTAAATTAATTACTGATAAAGTAATTGCAGGTCTCAAAGATAATCCAGGTAAGTGGATTAAATCATGGGAATCAGATAGACCTAAGAACATGTTAACAGGTAGACCTTATTCAGGTGCTAACTGGATGTGGTTAAACATGTATACAGGTAATGAAGACATAGGTACTAGTAACATGTGGTGTACATACAATCAAGCTAAGACTCTTACAGGTTTAGATAAGCCTATTAAAAAGGGTATGAAATCTGTACCTGTATTCTTCTTTAAACCTATCAAGACACAAGACAAAGTTACAGGTGAAGATAAAGCTTTCAGTATGATGAGAGTCTACCGAGTATTTAATCGTGATGCTATCGAAGGTACTATAGCTATACCTGAAGCAGATCCTATAGAGTTCCGTAAAGATAATGTAGAAGAAGTTATTAAATCTACTGGGTGTGAACTAGAAGAGGGTCATGATAGGGCTTGTTATATTCCTTCTATGGATCTTATACAAGTACCTAAGATAACTAAATTTAAAACACCAGAGGATTACTATGCTACTACATTACATGAACTTACTCATTGGACTGGTCATGAGAAACGACTTGATCGTAAACTTAATGAAGGAAGATTTGGTAACAAAGCTTACGCATTTGAAGAGTTAGTAGCTGAGTTAGGTGCTGCTATGTTATGTAATGGATTAGGTATTGAAGGTAAGTTGCAGCATACTGAGTACATTAACTCTTGGTTGGAAGTCCTTGAAAAGGATAGTAAAAATATCCTTAAAGCTGCAGCACAATCACAAAAAGCATTTGACTTTATTATGAACACACCTAAGTTTGAGGAGGTAACAACATGAAGACAGACTTACTAGATGAATTTTGTATGAAGACTTTTGGTCATACCAATTGGTTTCAAGTAGAGGGTATCAATGAACAGATTGGTGAAGATGATGGAGACTATGTAGCTATTGTCTTTCTTAAGGAAGACTGTTATGATTAAAGTTTTATTCCTATTGCTTTTATTTATATACTGTGTTATACTATTAATTTAAACTGGAGATATGTATGAGATGTATAGCATGTAACAGAGGGCTGTCAGATTATGAAGCTACTAGGAAACACTCAATCACTAATGAGTTTATAGATATGTGTAACGAATGTTACTTTGAGATAGAAGAAACCATAGAATCTATAGAAAGAGAGGACCTCATGCACCCTGATGATGAACCTGAACTACATACAGGTCCTGTCCCTACAGAATTTAACGGAAGTTAAATTACTTATTCATTACATACATTGTAACTTCAAAACCAAATCTCATTTCTGTTGCTTGAGGTGTAGTCCACATAATATTTCCTTTACAAAGAGTTATAGAAAAGTAGAATAAGTTTTCATTCTATATGTATATTATACCACAAGATTCGATAAAAGTAAATAAGGATAATCATGAGTTTATTCATAGGACATATACCATGCCCTAAATGTGGCAGTAAGAATAATCTAGGCGATTATGATGACCACCAATACTGCTTTGGTTGTCAGTACTATGTACATAAAACAGACACTGCTTCTCTAAGGGCTAGAATCAATCGAGGTGAGACAAAGCAATCAGATGGAACTCTGATATCAACTACAAAAGATATCCCTCAGGAGGCTATGCAGTGGCTGCTAAAATATAACATTACCCCTAATGAGATAGATAAGTACAAAATCAAGTGGAGTAATCCATCTAAAGTGTTAGTATTAATACAGACAAATTCCTACTGGCAAGGTAGGAACTTTGGCTTTGGTCAACAGAAGTATAAGAGTCAGGGTATGAAACCCTTGACAGTCTATGGAAAGGGTGATACAGTTATACTAGTAGAAGATGTTCTATCTGCCATCAAGATAGCAAGAACAGAAGAGTTCGCAGCAGTACCTGTATTAGGCAGCAGCTTATCAAAAGAACATGAAGTCAAATTAATCAAGCGATATAACAGTATCTATGTCTGGTTAGATAGGGACAAAGCAAAGAACGCTGTTCAGATTAAGAATAGACTGCGCAGCAAAGGAATAACTAGTCGAGCAATCATCACTCCACTAGATCCTAAAGAGTATAACAAAACGGAGATAACACAATGGTTGAAGAGTTAATATTAAACTTATTTTGTAATGATAGAAAGTACTTTACAAAATACTATAAGTATGTTAACATTAATTATATTAAGATTAATTATATTAATTTATATAAGATGTTCTTAATGGTTAATAGTTATTATAATAAGAATAGTAATGAGTCTATTAATAAAGTTAATCTATTAGTAGAGTATAATACTAATTACTTATTACAAGATTCAGAAAGAACAGAGCTATCCGATCTATTAGATCGTATCATTACAGATGAGATAGACAACGTAACAGGTATCACATCGCTGCTAGAAGAACACAGAAGACGTGCGTTAGCAGGAGATATAGCAAGACTAGCATTGGATGTAGAGGAAGGTAGTGCTAAGGTATCTGACTTGATCAATAAGTTCTCTGAGTTTGAACACCAAGAGGTAGAGGCTGATGTACCAGAAGCAGTTAACATGGATCTAGAAGACTTATACAAAGCACAGACAGGTACACCAGGACTACGTTGGAGATTGAAATGGCTTAATCAATCACTAGGTTCATTACGTAAGGGAGACTTTGGTTTCATCTTTGCTAGACCTGAGACAGGTAAAACTACGTTCTTAGCTAGTGAGATAACACATATGATTAGACAGACTGAAGGAGATATCATATGGTTCAACAACGAGGAACAAGGTAAGAAGGTAGCTATCAGATGTTACCAAGCCTTACTCAATGTTACTAGCCAACAACTGTTCGACAACATAGAAGACAACAGTAAGAAGTATAAAGAGATGACAGGGGGTAGGCTTAAGATATATGACTTTGAAGATTCATCTACCACAGGTAGGATAGAACAGATACTAAAAGAATCTAACCCTGCATTAATTATCTTTGACCAGATAGATAAGATCAAAGGATTCAAAGCAGATCGTAATGACTTGCAGCTTAAGCAGCTCTATCAATGGGCAAGAGAATTAGCTAAGACATATGCACCTGTGATAGCTGTGAGCCAAGCAGGCGGAACAGCAGAAGGTAAGCTATGGTTAACAATGGATGATGTAGACAGTAGTAAGACAGCAAAGCAAGGCGAAGCTGACTGGATACTAGGCATAGGTAAGGAGACAGACAACACCAGTAACATGAGGTACTTAAACATTAGCAAGAATAAATTGCTAGGAGATAAGGATAGTCTACCTGACCTACGGCATGGTAACTCAGCAGTAATTATTAAACCAGAATATGCGAGGTTCTTAGACAAATGAAATACTTAACACTAGACGTAGAGACAAGCATTAACAACAAAGGTAATCCCTTTGACCTGACTAACAAGTTAATGTTAGTAGGACTAAAAGATAAAGGTATCTATGATATAGAATACTCCGTTGACCCCTATAAGGAATTGCTTAATAACATTCAAATCGCCGTGAATGATGCAGATGTGCTTGTAGGGTTTAACATTAAATTTGACTTGCATTGGTTACAAAGATATGGTATAGTGTTTAAAGATAAAAGGATATGGGATTGTCAACTAACAGAGTTTATACTAAGGAACCAGACACAGCCATACCCATCCTTAAATGCAGTAGCAGAGTTCTATGAGTTAGGTACTAAGTTAGATGAGGTTAAAGAGAACTACTGGAAGAATGGTATTGACACAGACAAGGTACCACTTGAGTTACTTACAGACTATCTCTTGCAAGACCTAGCACTAACAGAGAAGGTTATGTATGAACAGTTTAAAGAATTAGAAACTCGTCCTGAACTTAAACGACTCATCTCTTTACATAACCAAGACTTAATGGTACTACAAGAGATGGAGTACAACGGACTTAACTTTGAATATGATTGGAGTAATACACTTGGACATGAACTTGAAGAACAGATTGATAAACTTAATGCTAAACTCCTTAGATACCATAACTACCCTGATTTTAATCCCAATAGTGTGGATCATCTTAGTGCTTTCCTTTATGGTGGAGACATTAGAGCTAGGAAGCAGGTACTGGTGGGGGAGTATAAGACAGGACCTAAGAAGGGTGAGGCAAAGTATAAATGGGAAGATTACACGATACCATTCCAACGAAGAGTTACGCCTCTCAAAGGTTCGGAACTCGCTAAGGAAGGCTTATACTCAACTGACGAAAAGACTATTAGAAGCCTTAAGGGTACTCAAGAATCTATGGAGATTCTAGACATACTACTTACACGTGCTACACTAGAGAAAAGAATGTCAACATATTACTTTGGTCTAACTAAACTAACTGATCAAATGAATTGGAAGAAGGGTAAGATACATGGACAACTCAATCAATGCGTTGCCAAGACAGGAAGGTTAAGCAGCAGTAAGCCTAACCTACAGAACTTTGATGGAGAGATCAAGACTCTCTTTACTAGTCAATACGGAGAATGATATGAATGAAGAAGATAACTTTGAGTTTAAAGAAAGACAATTAGAACGACAAGCATTAGAGCAAGCAGCAGACTTAAGTATTTGTATAGATTTTAGTGAGGTGCTACATAAACATAGTGTAGAATATGTTCTAAATAGAATGTTACCTAGTGCTAAACAAGAACTAAAACGTAAGATAATAAATGATTATCATAAACGATTAATAGATGCTAACGTAGGATTATAATATGTTACTCAACGCAGATGCTAAACAACTCGAATGGATTGGTGCAGCATACCTATCACAAGATCCAACAGCTATCAAAGAAATACTCAATGAGGTTGACCAACATGCAGACAATCAGAAAAGATTTGGATTGCCTGATAGGCTAACAGCTAAGACTTTCGTATTCAGATTGATATACGGAGGGAGTGCGTACTCATACGCTAACGACCACAGTTTCAAGAACATAGGTAGTGAATCATTCTGGCAGAAAGTTATCGATGAGTTCTATGCTAAGTATAGTGGACTTAAGAATTGGCATGATGAAATATTCTTTCGTGCTAAGAAAGATAACTGTTTAGTTATGCCAACAGGTAGACGTTACGATTACTATCCAGAATTTAATAGTCAAGGTAATGTTAAGTTTCCTCGAACAAGGATACTAAACTACCCAGTACAAGGGTTAGGCGCAGACTTAATGGCTATAGCTAGAGTATCATTACGCAATAGACTTAAGGGCAAGCAAGGTATTGAATTAATTAATACAGTACATGATTCAATAATGCTTGACTTTGATCAGAAAGTATGGGATAATAATAGTATAGTAAAGTTAGTAGATAAATGTTTTAATGACGTACCAGAAAACTTTGAAAAGTTATTTGGTAAAAAGTTCAACCTTCCCATGAGAGTTGAATGTCAAATAGGACCATCATGGGGTAACATGGAGACGATCAATGCAAATTAGTATCATAGATGTAGGAAGTTTAAATACGCACTCAGCTAAGAATGGTAGACAATATCAGTCTTTAGAGGTAACGTATAAAAACGAACAAGGGCAAGCTCAATCCAAAAAGCTTATGTCATTCAGTGCACCTGATGTATTCAAGGCAGCACAAGCATGGACTAAGGGAGACAGTGTTAACGTCTCTACTAAGAAGGATGACAACGGTTATTGGCAATGGATTAAGATCCTTGAAGATGGAGAAGTAGATAGTCAAGCAACTGTAGGAGCAGGTGCAGCACCAGCACAAGGTGCTAAACCTGTAGCAGCTAGAACTAGTAACTATGAAACACCAGAAGAAAGAGCAGCAAGACAAATCATGATTGTACGTCAGTCTTCTCTTTCAAATGCTGTAGCAACACTAGCACTAGAAAGGAATGAACCATCAACAGCTTCTGCTAATGATGTCATCAGCCTAGCTAAGTTATATGAAGGGTATGTGCTAGGTAATACTAAGGAGCCATCACTTGATGACTTCCCAGATGATATACTTATTTAGGAGATGTTAATGGATTTATACGATAAAAGAGCAGTAGGAGCGGCAGCAATATTTGTTGCCCTTCTTATCTTAGTAGTACTAACAAACCAACCTAAGGTATATGATATAGTAGGAGAAGAAGTAATAACCATTGTAGCACCTGCTATACCTGAGGCTTATGTAGTAGATCATTATGAATCATCAGTAACAGCAGCACAATCTTGGGATCATTTAGAGGCAGACACTTACCCTCTACTAGAGATTGAACCTGTTGAAGATGTTGTATATGACTACATTCTAGATGAACAACTAACAGAGCTACCACCTCTGCAAGGATAATATGGAAGCTTTAATTGACCATGACTTAGTATGTTTCAGAAGTGCAGCAAGTGCCGAAGATGATCCGCTAGAGATAGCTATCTACCGTGCTAACCAACTTATGGATAAGATAATAGAGAAGGTAGGAGCTACAACGTATCGTGCTTTTATCTCTCATCCTACTAACTTTCGTAAAGATATATTACCTACTTACAAAGCTAATAGGAAAGGTAGAGTTAAACCTAAGCATCTCCAAGCACTTAAGGACCACGCACTAGAACATATGGGAGCAGAGTTAGCTGCCGAGGGGTTGGAGGCTGACGATGAGATGTCAATAAATCAAACACAAGATACAATTATATGCACACTTGATAAGGATTTATTGCAAGTACCTGGTAAACATTTCTCATGGGAAATTAGTGGTAAGAACTGGACGAGACCTGATACATTCTTTCAACAAACAGAACTTGAAGGTCTCCGTCTATTCTTTGAACAATGTATTAAAGGAGATACCTCAGACAATGTAGTAGGTATCAAAGGATTAGGAGATAAGAAAGCTAAGAACATGTTAGGTAGTTGTGAGAATGCTGAAGAGATGTTCATAATTGTTCAGGATTTATACAGTGATGATGATAGATTTATTCGTAATGCTTCATGCTTATGGATGAAAAGATTTTTAGAAGACAATTGGAGAGACAGGTTTGAACAATTTCAAAAGCAAACTGGAGGAGAAAGCATGGGTCCTACTGAAGAAGAATTTTCCGTCAGTTAAGTACGAACCAGAAGATATACCTTACATACAGCCAGAGAAAGAAAGGAGATACACACCTGACTTTAAGATGGCAGACAAGGTATTCATAGAAGCAAAGGGTAAGTTAGATCTAGATACCAGACAGAAGATGGTTTGGTTTAAAGAAAACAATCCTGACATAACCATTATCTTTTTGTTTATGAATCCTGACAACAGGATAACTAAACGAAGTAAGACTAGGTACTGGGAATGGGCTGAGAAAGCAGGGTTTGATTGGCTAGACTTTAGAAAAGATTGGATACAACAGTATAAACAATTAGTGGAGAAACACACATGAAACACTTAGTTATTCCAGATACCCAGGTTAAGCCTGGGATATCCCTTGATTATCTTAGATGGATTGGACAGTATGCAGTAGAAAAGAAACCAGATGTAATCGTTATGATTGGTGACTTTGCTGATATGCCTAGCTTATCTAGCTATGATGTAGGTAAGAAATCGTTTGAAGGAAGAACATACCAAGCAGACATACGTGCTGCGATTAAAGGTATGGATACACTGTTAGCTCCTATGCGTGCCTTGAACAAACGTCTAGCTAGGGCTAAGAAGAAACAATACAAGCCTAAGATGGTACTCACAATGGGTAATCATGAACAAAGAATTAAGACTGCTATTGAGTACGATAGGAAGTTAGAAGGTCTTATATCATTTGAGGATTTAGAATATGAGAAAGCTGGTTGGACTGTTTATCCTTTTCTGGATGTTGTTACTATTAACGGGGTGGCTTACTCTCACTATTTTGCTAGCGGTGTCATGGGTAGACCAATCACTTCTGCCAATGCTCTCTTAACTAAGAAGCATATGAGCTGCTTCGCAGGGCATCAACAAGGAAGACAGATAGCTTATGGACGAAGAGCAGATGGGACTGAGATGACTACAATCATCGCTGGCTCCGCCTATCTTCATGATGAGGACTACCTATCTAAGCAGACTAATCAACACTGGAGAGGCATCTACATGCTACACGATGTTAAGGATGGATCATTCGATGAGATGGCTGTATCAATGAAATACTTAAAGGAACAATTCGCTTGACATTCAAGTAAAATTGTGGTATAATTATGACAAAAGCATTAGAGAAACAAATAGGTGGTGATCACTATTCTAAGTATGCAATACAACCAATAGAATTTATTACTAAAAACAATATACCTTTTATAGAAGGATGTATTATTAAATACTTAATAAGGTGGAAAGATAAGGGTGGTATTCAGGACTTAGATAAATGTACACACTATTTAGAATTACTAAAGGAATTAAATAAAGATGGACATAGGTAGCTTTGTGTTAGTCGTAAGTTTACTAGGAGATTACTCAGATAATCAATACGTAGGTAACTTTGTTAGCTGTGATGTAGCTATGAGTTATTATAAAGAGCAGTGCCAAGAGTTTAAAGCTGCTAGTTGTTTATTAGAAGAGTATATGTACCTACCTGAAGGACATAAATCACGCTCACCATTTGATTTTAAGATTACAGAACCACAATCATGTGGCTTTGTTGGTGTATCAACGAATCAGTTTATTACAAATTAGAAAGGTCGGTCATACATTGCTAACTTTTGAAGAAATACTAGAGGAACTAAGGAAAGTTGAGGAAGTTGAACTTATAGAGTTACTCAATGTAACATCAGATGAGATTGTCAATCATTTTATAGATCATATAGAAGATAATCTTGATAAATTTAAACAATATGTAGAAGATAATAGAGAGGAAATGAATAGTTATGAGTAGTTTACCATCGGTTTACCAGGACGTAATAGGATTATCCAGATATGCACGATACCTACCAGAACAGAATAGAAGAGAGTTATGGTCAGAGACAGTAGATAGGCTAGTTAGTTACCTTAAGGTTAAAGCTCCTGGAATCAAAGAACATGAAGAGATTAGACAAGCTGTACTTAATCTAGAAGTTATGCCATCCATGAGATTGTTAA